CAATGTCTAATGCAGGTGAATGTTTATACGAAAAAAGAATGTTAAAGAAAAATAAAGATTTTCCTAAAGACGCTTTTTGTGGTCCTGCTTACGTAGAAATAAGTGAGGATGGAGAAGTGTTAAAATTATATAATGAGATACCAGACGGAGCTACATTGGTTGATGAAAAAATAACCAAGGAAGCTATGAAAGCCTGGACACTTAGAGCAAAAGAAAAATGGAACCAGTAACTATAGCATATATTTGTTTTGCTGCTTTATGGATTGCAGGCGCAATAACCTATTTATAAAAAATGGCTCAGATTACTACAAGGAGTGACTATTTTACTCCTATAAAGAAAAGAACAAGTATAGGAAATTCTTCAAGATCTAAACCTAAAAATAAACATAAATTAAAATCATGGAAAAAATACAACCGACAAGGGAAGAGATAATAGAAGATGTTAGGCTCTGGTCAAAACATTTTTTAGAAGTTCCTAATATTCACTTAGGAGGTTTTCCTGCTTGCCCTTTTGCTAAAAAAGCATGGCTAGATAAAAAAGTTTGGGTAGAGGTAAAAACCAAAGGATCTACTTATAAAAAAGAATTAAACACACACATAGATAATTTAAACTTTAATATTAAAGAAATTTTAATATTTTGCGATCCTTATTATAGTTATTCTCCTGATGAGCTTCATTTAGCCACAGAAGAGTACAATTATTGGCATAATAAAGATGATATCTACTTTATGAGTTTTCATCCTTCAAACCCAGCAACCCCCAAAGATCAAGAGTTTTTAGTTAACCCTGAAGGAGAGGCACCAAAAATTTTAAGTAACCTTAAATATTCTATGATGTTAGTACAAAAGTTCTCGCAATTACAGCAAGCTTCTGATAAATTACATAAACAAGGTTATTATAGGGAATGGCCTAAAGGATATTATCGAGACGTCGTAGTATCTAGAGAAGATAAATACAAAAAGATCAATGGAGGTCTATCATGATGGGCAAGAAAAAAATTGCAAAAAAACGAGGTGGCGGTGCCATGAATCAACATAAAAGAATGGCTATAGGTTTAAAAGACGGTGGTCCAGTTGGTAAGAAAAAACAAGGCTATAAAGATAGAAAAGATGAATCTATCGCTATGCGTATTAAAAAGAAAAGAACTAAAAAACAATTAAAAGCTAGTAGAGATGAGTCTTACGGTAAATTTGGAAGTGGAAAAGGCAAAGGAGTTATCAATAAACGTGGTGGCGGAGTCGCTAAACGTGGTATGGGCCTTGCAAAATAATTAAATGCCCACTTATTCCAGCACAGCGGATTTTAATTTATCCATTGATGAGATAGTTGAAGAGGCTTTTGAACGATGCGGTTTGCAAAATCGTACTGGTTATCAACTTAAAACCGCTCGTCGTTCATTAAATCTTTTATTAGCCGAATGGTCTAATAGAGGTTTAAATTTATGGACGATTCAAAAACAAACAGCAGCTCTTGCGGCAGATGTTATTTCATTAAGTGGAACTAGTTTATATGGAACAGGAGCAGATGATGCTTCTCAAATTGTAGAAATAACAGACATGGTTATTCGTGATTCTAGTAATAACGAATATTCGTGTTCTCCTATTAGTCGTGCTACTTATTTAAACTATACAGTAAAAACTTCTGGTGGAAGACCTACTCAATATTATTTTGAAAAAACAATTAATCCTACTTTGTATTTATATCCAGCGGCAGATGCCGCATATACAGTTGTTTATTATGCAATGTTAAGAATGAAAGATTCTGGGGCTTATACGAATAATAATGAAATACCTTTTTCTTTTTTACCGTGTTTAACTGCTGGATTAGCTTATTATCTTTCTTTAAAATATGCACCTGATAGATCTCAGGTTTTAAAAATAGCATATGAAGAAGAATTTAAAAGAGCTGCAGATACTAATAGAGGAAATGTTAGTTCTCATTTTGTACCACATCTTAATATAACTACAGGAACTTATTAATGGCTAGATATGCACCAGGACAATTTGCTTTACGAATTTCTGATCGTGATGGACAGGCTTATCCTTATAATGAAATGGTTCAAGAATGGACGGGAGCTTGGGTTCATATTTCAGAATATGAGCCTAAATCTCCTTTATTAAATCCTAAAAATCATCCTACAGATGCACAATCATTACAACATGCTAAACCACAAGTAGTTAGTGTCACTATACCTCTTGGAGGTGTTTATATTGATCCAGCAATAGGGCAAAATATTTTTGATACACAAATGCAAACTATTCAGCAATGGAATCCAATTCCTGCGCCAGGAGCCTATGAAACTGTACAGGTAAGAACAATGAAACCTTTAAGTGGAAGTTCACAAGCTAATCAAGACACAAAAATGAATACTCAATTAGGAACAGTAACGGTGGCAATATCATGACAACTTTTGCAGAATTACAAACACAAATTAGAAGTTATACAGAAACATCTTCTGATGTTTTAACAGACACTATTGTGAATGATTTTATCTTACAAGCTGAACTTCGTATATTTAGAGAAGTAGATTTAGATGTTTTTAGGTCTTATCAATTTACAACTTTAAGTGTAGGGAATGAATTTATTGTATTACCAGGAGCTACTCCTAGCACCATGTCATTTGTTCGTACCGCATCTATCTATCCAACTTCTGGAAGTGATGCAAATGTAAGAACTTATTTAGTGCAAAAAGATATTAGTTATATGACTGAATATTGGCCTAACAGAACCACTCAAGGTAAACCAAAATACTATGCTATGTGGGATCAAAATACATTATATGTTGCACCAACACCTGATTCAGCATATAACATAGAATTAGCTTTGAATCGTAATGAGACAGGGCTTTCCGCAACTAACACAACAAGTTGGGTTAGTAATAATGCGCCACAAGTATTATTATATGCTTGTCTTATAGAAGCATTTAAGTTTCTAAAAGGACCATATGATTTGCTTGCACAGTACGAAAAAAGCTATCAAGAGGCTGTACAAAGACTTGCAATAGAACAACAAGGAAGAAGACGAAGAGATGAATATCAAGATGGTGTTATTCGTTTACCTTTGCCTTCGCAAAACCCATAGGAGATTAAAATGGCTATAACACAAGCAGTATGTAATACTTTTAAGAGAGATCTTTTAAAAGGATTTCATGATTTTGCAAATGGTGGTAGTACTTTTAAAATTGCTTTATTTACATCAAGTGCAACTTTAGGAGCATCTACAGAGGATTATTCAACAACTAATGAAATAACAAACACGTCTGGCTCTGCTTATACAGCAGGAGGCTTAACTTTAACCAATCAATCTGTAACAGGCAGTACTTCAGCATCAACAGCATATGTTGACTGGTCTACTGATCCTCAATGGACATCAGCAAGTTTTACAGCAAACGGTGCTATGATCTATAATACAACAACAGATGGTGGTTCAGGTACAACAGATGCAGTTTGTATTTTAGCTTTTGGTTCTGATTTTACAGCAACCAACGGTACATTTACTGTTCAATTTCCAGCACCAGGTACAAGTACAGCTATACTGAGATTATCGTAGGAGTTTAACATGGCATTGATTATCAATGATCGTGTTAAGGAAACCACGACAACAACAGGAACTGGAACCATAGACCTTGCTGGAGCAAGTACAGGATTTCAAACTTTTGTTGCGGGTATTGGCACAACTAATACAACGTATTATTGTATTGTTGCTCAATCAGGCACCGAATATGAAGTCGGTATAGGAACAGTTACGGATGCTAGTACTGACACTTTATCAAGAGATACTGTGTTAGAAAGCACTAATAGTGATTCTAAAGTAGATTTTTCAGCAGGTACGAAAGATGTTTTTTGTACATATCCAGCAAAACGTGCGCCTTCTCCTAGCATGGATGCTACGGCATATGTAACAACACATAGTTCTACTTTAAGTGACGATCAAACAATAGATTCGGGTGTGTTAGCGGGTCCTGTAACAATTACAGGTACTCAAACAATCACAGGTAATTTGGTAATAATATGACAATAGAATTAGATGGTGTAAATAATACTTTAAAAACAGATAAGATTGAGCCACAGTCTGGCACAGCTTTACAAGTTGGTGCGTCAGGGGATACAATTACCCTTCCATCAGGGGCAACTTTAACTATAGCAGGAACAATAAATGCTAGTACAGGAACAGCAACAGGTTTTGGAGCAATTGATTGGCAAACAAGTGATATTAAAACAAGTACTTTTACAGCAGTAGCTGGGAAAGGGTATATTGTAAATACAACAGGAGGAGCAGTTACAGTTAATTTACCCGCAGGAACTGCGGGAAATCAAATTGGATTAGTTGATTACGCTGGAACATGGGACACAAATAATGTTACCCTTGCGGCAAATGGATCAGAAAAAATTCAAGGTGATACTGCCGATGCAACATTATCTAGAGAAAGAGAAGCAGTAGATTTATTATATGTTGATTCTACTCAAGGATGGTTAGTTACATCTGTGGCTGACCAAGGCGTAAGCCAAACATCTTATGTCACAGCGACGGGTGGTACCATAACTACATCAGGAGATTATAAAATTCATTCATTTTTAGGTGATGGAACATTTACTGTAACTTGTGCAGGTAATGCTGCGGGATCTAACACTATAGATTATCTTATTGTCGCTGGTGGCGGTGGCGGCGGCGGTGGAGATAATGGTGGTGGTGCTGGTGCAGGTGGATTTAGACAAAGTTATCCTAACCCTGCCACTGGTGGAACTCCCGTTTCTGCTTCTCCTGGCGCTTATGCGATTGTAGTAGGTGGAGGTGGTGCTGGTGGAGCAGCAGGTGCCATAAGTTCTGGTTTTTCTGTTACTTCTGCTGGGGGAGGAAAAGGTGCAACTGCAAGTACACAAGATTATGGACCAGCTTTAGATGGAGGTTCTGGTGGAGGAACGGGATATAATACACCAAGTCCAGGTGGGGGCGGTGCTGGTGGAGCAGGAAATATTCCATCAGTAAGTCCACCTCAAGGTCAACCAGGAGGAACAGCTTTTCCTAATTCGTCTTTAGGACCAGTATCATACGGTGTTGCTGGTGGTGGTGGTCATTCACAAGCAGGCTCCGCTCCTGCTCCAGGTCAAAAAGGTGGACCAGGGGGCGATGGAACTGCAACAACAATTACAGGATCATCAGTTACATATGCTGGTGGAGGCGGTGGATCAGTACAAGGTGGTCCTTCAGCTAATGCTGGTCAAGGTGGTGCCGGTGCAGGTGG